CGGGATCGTGATCACACCAGTAGCCGGAACGAATCCAGGCTCAACCGGAGCTGCCAGAGTCGAAGAGCCGACCGGCTTCTTGATAACAACAGCCGAGCGAATCTTCGTCAGACCACCAGAGACACGAGTCTCGAGCAGGTACTTGTACTGGTTGTAATCGATGTCGAAGTCGTCGAAGAAGCTGACGTCGCCACCCTTGTCGGCGCCAATCGTGTAATCGCGCAGATTGACGATAATACCAATGAGGTCATCCTCGTTCTCCATGACCTCAACCTCGACGATACCGGCAAGACCCAGCTCAGAAGCGAGCTCTGCCTTTGTGCGCCAATAGCGACGACCAGTCGTAGGCTCACGAGTGAGCAGCAGGCTGGTGATCCGCGGAAGCGTTGTATAAAGAGTCGGCGAACCCGAACCCTTGTAATAACCCATCGCGTTAACGATCGCATCCGCGATCTCGAGATTGGTGGCCGTATCGTCGACCGTAACGGTTGCCACATAGAGATCGTGATCGTGCAGAACCGAGCGAATACCTGCACCCTCGGCCGAACCCATTGGGTCCCTGATCTTATCCTCATCGTCGACTGCTCGACCGTCACCGATCAGAACCGCGCGCGCGAGCTCTTCGTCAAGCATGAGACGCATCTCAGCCTTGAGCCAGGCAACCACGTCGAAGTCCGTGATATCGATGATATCGTCACGATCCAGCTTCTGCTTCTTGTAGACCGTGGTCGGAGTCGTAACACGCTTTGACACTCCGAAGAACTCTTCCTTCTTCAGATTACCCTTGATGTAACCCTTCGCACGGGCGTCATCGAAGGTGATATCAGCAACCAGAGACTTGATGCGGGAGAACGGCGAGTGCTTGGTGCCATTAATGACACCGGCGACCCACTCGACCCTTCTAGCATCGAACTCAGGGGTATCAGTAACGGAACGTGCATCCGGGAAGAGAACGTCGATGTTCTCGATACCATGCTGAAGAGCATAAGCCTCAACGGCTTCCTTCAGCGACCCACCCTTAATCGCGTCAGAAACAATACCCTTGACTGCGTCGTGAGTGAGCACATGCTTCTCTTCCTTTTTGCCTCCGTTCTGCTGCTCGAAGACATTACGAGTCATGCGCCGTCCTTCCTTATCCGTATCATCATTATCATCAGTATGGACGAGGTCGGGCTTATCATCCGGCTTCTTTACAGGCTCGGGAGTAGATTGCTTGATTGTCTTACCTGAACTTTCAAGCGCAGCTCCGATCATGTAATGGACGACTTCCTTCTGCTCGTCAGACATCGAATCATAAACATCCTGGACGGTCGGCTCGTCATCACCTGACGTTGTCGTATCAGGCGCTTTACCATCGGCATGAGCAAGCTCCAAGCCGGTGTAAATTACAGCCTCGTCCTCTAGGGTAACCATCTCGCCATCACCGTGGGCGAGTGTAATATTATCAATAAGGGCGCCAGGATTTGCTCCCGAAAGAACAAGGCTAAGCTCACGAATGAATCCGTGAAGAACCTGCTTAGACTTCTCCGTTAGCTGATTAGCATAAATCGATAGCGACTTAATATCCTTGTGCTCTACTAGTGTCTTAGCGTTCTTTGCTGCCTCGGTATCATTGAAATACCCATAGGCATAGACACCTTCTGCGCGATGCTCGAGCTCTGCATAGCCAAGCACATTGGCGGGCTCGTTGTGATTGTGCTGCCAGACAAGCGGAACCGTTTCCTTATCCTGATGCTTGAATGCATCTGGCATAATGGTCCGGCCGTCCGAGCACTTGAGACCTACCTTTGTAGCCCAGCCACTAAAATCGGGCTTAGCCTCTCCCTCGTGTTTCAAGAAAGAGAAGCCACCGATGTTAGGCCGTGGCTCTGCTCCCATTTTGAACGTCCTTCCTTAAGCTTTGGTCATCAGTAGATGCTATTTCAAGCATAGGACGATGTTCGACTTGAATTGGTGGCGTTGGACCAGTTGGCATATTACTGTTGATCAGTTGATCAGCTTTCGGATCCTTATGAGGAGCCATACCAACAACCTGTCGAATCTCGTTCGAAGTTAGAATTTCATTTCGAGTAAACTTATCGGCGATCTCAGCAATCCTCTCAATCGGAACCAAGCGGAACGGATCACGGAAGAACATAACTGTATGTCCTTGTGTTCGAGCCGTCTTGGTCAAGAAGGAGCGACGCATTGCTTCAGTAACAGCCGTAAGAATTGGTTCAATTGTACGATTCCAATAATTCAACATGGCTTTCTCATCGGCAGTACCATTCATGACTTCTTCAGTAAGACCGAGCTGACCATATAGCATAGCCGTCAAGTATTCGATTTGACTCATAAGGTTGTTCTCGGCTGGACGGTTTAGCTGAGTAATCTTTTCGGTCGCATCAGTATAGGCGATTCCATACTGACTACCCTTAAGCTGAAGCTCAATGTCGATACGCCTTTGTTCAGCCTGCTGTCTACGTTGCTCAGATTTAACTACGTAAGGAAGCTGAATAATTAGATCAAGTTTTCCAGAAGCGGATTGCTCGTCAATTGCATCAAGAAGATTGAGCTTATGAAGTAGTCGTTGAAGAGTTGAATTCGGCTCATTCATTACCGAATACAAAGGATTTTCAACAATGGCTACTGAACTTTTCTCTAAAGTAAGCTCTTCTCTTTGTGCTGTGGCTTCGTTATAGAGACTCACGCGTACATGACGCGGATACCAAGTAACGATTTCACCAACACGAAGAGTCAAGATGTCAAACGCACCTGCTGTTTGCGAATTAATTGACGTATCAACCGGAACCAGGGCTGCGCTACCCCTATCAAAAAGCGTCATTGCAATATCTTGTCTGAATGCGCGCGCAGCTTGATCAATATTGGCTTCCAGTGTCAAACAGTTATTAAGACCACTATCAACATCGTCGATATATCTTTTCTGCTCATCTGTTTTTACATGACGCATGTCAACTGAAGCAACGTCAATACTGAGACGTGTATAAATAGAAGAGATCATCGAACGTTCATTAGGAATTCTAAGTCTTACACGATCTGGTCTCGACCCATAACTACTACCATATCCTCTAAAATTTCTCTTATCTTCATTATTAGCGAAAATATTCCAAGCGTGTTTTAGCGACGTACCAAATCGCGACACGTCTCACCTCCTTCCTCAACACTCACTCGAATGCCTCCTTATTCAGCTTATAGGCAATCCAAGCATCAAGAAGAGCTGCGACATTATCGATTTTCTCATCTTGTCGCTTCTTCAAAAGTTTTCGATTACCATTGGTGTCTTCCAACGTAATTGCATTACCCATAGCGAAAGACATCAGCGCTTGATCGAAAATTAAAAGTCGCTCTTCGCTCATAATTTTAATTTCACCAAGAGGAACAGATTCAGTCTTGGCTCCTTGAAGAACTTTCTCAATTCCATAAGGACCATTCTCAGCTGACCATCTCGTAACAAATTCCTTAGCATTGTACGGATCGTAACCGAGAGCACGGACATCGTATTCGGAAGTTTGAACGAATTGATCGAGATCATCATAAACTTCCATCATGTCAAGAATATTTCCAGGCATTACATGCAGGCTTCCCTCATTAATAAACTCTTCATACTTTTGCCGCATGGCTGCCGGAAGTTTCATTAACGTGAGTTCTGTGATATAACTTCTAGTTTTAACTCCGTATTTCTCATGGCCCAAAGGAAACAAGAAAGTAAACGCACAGAAGTCGTCGCCTTGCGATAGGTCGGCACCAAGAGCACACGGCTGCTGCCAAAACTCTCGCATGCGATGCGGAAGCGTTTCCTCATACGTAAAGAAGTAAGTGTAACCCTCCATGGGAATTCCAAAGCGCTTCGCAAGAATGTCATTGCGAGACGCAGGGGCTTTCTCAGCCCTTTCCACATCAAGCTGATAAGTTTCATAAGAAACAGTGGCTCCTAGATTTGGATTGGCCTTGATCCACATTGCGGGATCAGCGACTTCCTCAATTTCGTCGAGTTTGTAATGCCAGATTGAAACGTGCGGTGCGAGATACTCACCTTTAAGAATATCAGCAAGCTCCATCTTAATTGTATCGCCAGATCCAGCTCGAACTGTTCCTTCAGAGCTAATAGCTACAATTAAGTAGTCTTCAAGTTTCGAAGCTCCCTGTTCAATTGCGCCAACCACATCTTCTCGAAGATCACCAGACAACCATTCGTCAACTGAAGACACCTTCGGACGAAGGCCCTGCAATTTATTAATAGCCATAGGACGAATCTCGAGAATAGATCCAGTAAGAAAGTTTTCAATACCTTTCTTAGTTGATGCTAGCTTTTGTCTAGCAAATCTAGATCCTGTAGTATTTTGCAATGATCCTTCAGTAAGGAATTTGAACAGAGGCCCGCGCGCACGCGTGATAGAAGTTCGGAAAGGAGACAGAACTTCTTCTGCTTGTTTCATAGTTGGAGCTGTATTAATTTGATGGGTAGTCGATGTGTCTACATTCAAGAAAAAACTATGAATCATAAATGCGTACATCGACTTGGCTGCTCCTCGAGCAACGATCAAATATTGCTTAAGCGTTAAACGCTTCTTGATCGTTCGTTTCTCGTAGTGACCACCGTGATTATCCTTTGACGGAATATACACGCTGCGCTCGACAAAGAAGTACCAACCAAAAATTTGTTCAGCCCAAAGTTTAAATGAATCAAGTAGATGAAGATCTGACCCATCAGTTAGAGTTAATTCATTTTCACAATAACGAATGAATCCTTCAACTGCTTGATCGTCATAGTAAATATTCGGATTAGCAATGAGCGAATCAATTCGATTCATCTCCAAAGAGATTTCACGATTTACTGGAATCTCTCCACGGAGAACTGCCTCGCGAAACCGACCATAATAAACCGGAGTCGCTGTATTAGACAGACTCATGCTAACCCCCTTTCCTATTTACCTTTTGCGATCTTTTTAATAATTTCTGTCTTCACCTTTGCT